GAATTGAGATGGTCTACCTTTGGTTGTTTTGGTAGGTATATTCAAATATTCAGAACGACTTATTCTGCTTATATTGATGTCATTGTCTACATTATTTGTTGTACGACGTACGACCATATCTAATATATCTATTACATTGGTATTAAGTGAGTAAGAACTAGTACCTTCTGTTAACGTCTGCGTAGTTTGTTCTATAGTCCATTGGTTTAAGCCTCTGTTAGCCCATTCAGCTAACATAATATTTATAGATCTTTTTGCTGTAACAAGATCGTATCCTGTACGCAATTCTAGTCCACAACGCTCAAAAGCCTCTTCTATAAACTCAGTTACGTCGGGTTCAAAATTTGTACTGTTTGATGTTGCCATTACTTTTTCTTTTTAAGAGATCTTTCTATACGAGCCGCTTGTCTAGCATGCATTTTAGAAGCATTTTTCAACTCCTTAACAAGTTTTCTTTTTTCTGCAATTGATAATTCAGCCATTATTCATCCTCCGCATATAGGTTATCAAAAATTCTGTTTACGTCTAATGTATAGTCTAAATCAGACTTTGAATAATGTATATGTGCAGAAGGTTTAAAATCGGGTGCGCCAGAACCTGTCTCAAACCAAGCTGGATGTGTGACTCTTACGCGATTGTTAGGTAGTGCAACTATATTGCCAGTCCATTCTCCAGCGTCTAATAGTTCTAATACGTGACTTTGTTTATGTTGAGCAGGATCATCAGCTATTTCATTCTCTGCATAATCTACAGTAAACATATATTTAGCTGGATATAAATTACCGTCAATTTTTGCCATCCAGGGACAAGGTGTAGCTCTATCTATAACGTAAACTGCATGATGATGCGAAGAACAGTCCCAAGGTTGCGCATCGTGAACTGCCATAGGTTCAGGCCATTCAGAAAAAGGCGTATCGCCTACAAGTGCGGTGATTGGCATCCTAGCCCACATAGCCCCACCATGTACTGTATCCTCTTCCTCACCTTCAGCCTCTATACCTGTAAATATTACTTGGAAGCTTAAACAGCGACATGGCATTGTTGTTACAGCCACTACCATAGCGTGTAAAAACTCACCGTGGTATTTTTGATGGTTATGGGTGTATTCTTTTCTTACCCAACATTTAAAATGTGGGATATTGCTTTGTAAATAAGCCACGTTTAAGGCTTACTAAGTTTGCCGCCTTTAGAGTATCCTTTGGATTTCATAGGACCGCCCTTTTTCATTCCTTTAGATTTCATCATGCCGCCATTACGCATCCCTTTAGACTTCATTGGTCCGCCATTACGCATACCTTTAGACTTCATAACGCCGCCGTTTTTCATCCCTTTAGATTTTACAGCACCACCTGCCGCATATCCTTTTGTTTTCTTATACATATTTACTCCTAATAAACTTTTGTCATTTTCCGTCGATTGTTCATCACTTTACCACAACCTCTCGCTATAAATTGTTTTGTTGGACTATTTACAGGTCCACCTTCAGATTTTTTTGTTCTACCGTCTTTCCAACTAATTCTAGCAGGTCCTTTTTTCTTTTTTGCTGCTGACGTACATTGTGCTTTTGTAGGTCTACATGCAGGATAACCTTTTCTTTTTTCGTTTTTTTGTCTACCGCATGGTTTACCTGTCTTGCAGTCTACCCATCCTGTACCATCGTTTTTAGAGAACCAATCTCTTAATGTTTCTTTTTTTGCCATTATCTTCGTCTGTTAGACATTACAATACCTTGTCCGCGGCTGCTTACTGGGCCACCTGTAGATTTTTTTTGTCTTTTCTTGCTGTTACCATAATTAGCTGCACCAACTTTTCTGCATTGTACTAATCTGCCACTAGCATACGCTGATGGCCAAACTTTAGCTGATCTTTTTACTTTACGATAACAAGCATCTTTTTTGCCTTCTGCCATTAGCATCTCCACCTTTTACGTGCTTGACGTAATCTTGAGTTAGGGTCTTTAGCCGCTTTAGGAAATTTCTTCATTTGTCCAGCAGATCTAGCACAATAAGATTTACGTCTTTTAGCTGCTTTACTGCCAGGTTTTACCTTTTTTGCTGTAACTGCTGTTTTTAACTTAGAACCTGGGTTTGCTTTACGATGAGCCGCAACACCTTTCTTAGTCATACCTGCCCCACTTTTAGTAGGGCGGTAATTAGCTCCTTTGCCTCTGGTTGTTCGTCTTATTGGTTTTTGACGAGTTGCCATTTTTTAGGCGTGGAAAACAGTAATGTTAGTAAAAGTGCTTTGCGTGTATTGAACATATATACCGCTATCAAACAATAAACCATTGTCAGGTACGGTAATATCTCTAGTTACAGTAGCGCTTGAGACACTACCTAGTTTGAACACGCTTGTTCCAATTGGGGAAGTTGTTAAAAAATCTAAAGTCCCACCTGTAGCAGCACATACCATATTAATACCTTGCAGCCTACTTCTGCCTGCAAAGACAACTTCAGCAGCAGAATTATTAATTCCTGCTGAAACATTACCTGCTGGGTTACCAACTGCTGTAATACTAGCAATTGTTTTAAAGTATTTAGTTCCAGTAGCAGTTCCAGCGTTTGCACCTGTTATTGATTCTGTTTGAGAATCACCATTAACATCAGTACCAACTACGGTAAACGATTTACTAGAATCATTACCAGCAGATAGAATAGTGACTACTCTTCCTGAATCAAAGGTACAAGAACCACCAGAGGCTAAAGCACCACCTATAACAAGTGCTGCGTTATTTCCTACTGAGGCTGCTACTGATATTCCATCAGCATCTAAAGCCTGAGTGTCTGCGGTAATAAATACCGCAGTTACATCAGAGCCAGTCATACGACCTGCCATAATTTACTCCTATTCGTTTATTATTCTGCTTATGCACTCATAATGTACGTGTAGAGCTTCAGCAGCACCTGCACCAGCTTCAATTCCAATATAAGGAATGAAGTCTACATCATCAGTTAAAGCAGCAGTTTTAGTTACAGCAGTATCTGGTTGTAAAGCTGTAGCTGTTGTACCACCAGTAGATCCTGAAACATTAGCTACATTATATTGAACACCGTTAACAAAGATTGTTGCTTGTCTGCTTGAATCAATCTCTATTTTAAGATGATAAATAGTATCAGCCGCTACAGTAATTGGTAATGCAGTTATAAAGTCAGTTCCACCAATTGAGTGTACAAAATGCCAAACTGTAAAGTCTGTAAACGCTTCTGAGTTAGTAGCATCTGTTTGGAATTTAAAATACGCTTGGTCTGCGTCTGTAGCAATTAACTGATCGTTAGTAAGCTTTAGACCTGCCCATACCTTTTGATTATCAATAGCTGGTAGGCTGATTGAACATTCCCAAGATACTGAGTTTTCAGTACCCCATAGTGTATCTGACCAGGCAACAGGGTTTGCTAAATGTGGTGTTACGATAGCTTGGTCTTGATCCGCACCTGCTGTAGTCATAACAATACCAGCACTTGTTGCATTTCTAGTAGATAACGCAGAAGTCATATTGGTTCCTAAAACTTCAAAGTTTTGATTACCGCCACTTACTAAGTTTTGTAATTTAGGAAATACTTTAACTGTTAAAGTTGCTGAAGCTAAATCAACAGAACCACCAGTAAAGTTACCTAATACAACAGTAACAGTATTTGCTGCTGTCACATCTGCTGTAAGAGTAAGACCAACCGTATCTACACCTAAAGAAGCTACTACGAAATCACCTAGTGCTGCTCCAGTTACAGTTATATCTTGTTCTTCTTCATTACCATCAGCTATAGATCCAAAGTCTTTGGTAGCTGAACCTATTAAAAAGGTTTGTAATTTTGGAAGTAAGTCCCACCATTCTTTTAGATAGTATCTTCTAGAATCTTGAACACCATCTGATATGGTTCTATTTGATACTAATCCAGATGTTGAATCTTTACTGACTAGATCAAAATTACCTTCGGACCTAACTGGCCCGCTAAATGTCGAATTTGCCATAATTTCCTCCTTGGGAAATAAGTCTTATCGTCTCGGCTAGTCTGCTAGGTCAGTCGATAAAACAAAATTATTATCCTAGTCTTTCCTAGTGTATAACAGATAATAAGAAAAATGAACAAAAAAAAAGGGAGCCTAAGCTCCCTTTCCTTTTATAGAGTTTACGCTCCTTGAGAACCGTATACAGCTCTAAAGTTAGAATATCCAAATGAATATCTTTCTCTAGCTTTGTATCTCATGTTACCAGTGTCGAAATCTCCCTCTAATGCCGTAGACATTGGTGATCTTTCAAAGTGCTTAAATCCATCAGGACAATCTGTCTTGATGAAGAAAGCGTCTGTGTCAGTTAAGTAGTGATTAACTACATAACCATCGGGTAACATTCCCATGTTTCTGACAGCGTTAATATCATTGTCAGATGTTCCTACTCTCCCTGGGGATTGTAAGAGTCTGTCAGCGATAAATTGAAGTTGAGGTGGAACGATAAGTTTCATTCCTCTCAAAGCAATTGCTAAACCTCTATCATCAGTGAACGTTG